TGCTTGACAAGCGGGACGGATCTTATTAAAGATATGTCCGTGAACAATAATAAAAGTCATGCCATATGCGGCAAGTATAAAATGTAATAATTCCACTCTAGTATCGATTTCTTAATGGATAATAGTAATAGCCCGGGCGCATAGAACCCTTCTGGGCATACTGCGGAATCTCGCCGTATTCGGTGGAATCCCGGTCGTCTGGATGGGTAAACATGTCTTCGATCTCTTTCTCGTATTGGTCGGCCACACGTTCATGTTCTGCTTCGCGTACCAAAAACTCCGATATTACATAAATAGCAGCTTGTAGGGAGTTAACCTGCTCATTGGGATATACGTCTGCCTCTAACGATCGGTATATATTTCCCCCCTGGATAGAGGATCTGTCCAAGATACCTTTGTCGGCTAGGAATTCTAGCAACCTATTTTGATGTTCGTAAACATCCTCTACTGCTGTTGTCTTCGGGAAGGTAACAACCTTCATTTCGGTGGGCATCACAGCGATATCTATTTTTTGGTGGTCCATGATAAGAAGGGACCCGTCGAGCGCGCGGCGAGCGGTAAGTTCTAGCGTGGCCTGGGGTGCGCCTACCTTAATTTGAATCATGGCTGTGGATCTCCTGGACTAGTTCTTGGGTCTTCAACACTTTTTTAAGGTCTTCATCTGTAAATTCACGATGACGGAAGCCATCAAGATACTCTACCACCTCAGAGGCTTTTTGGGCTACAGCCGCTTCAACATCCTCAGTCGTTATTTCCGTGAGCTGTGTCTTGAGGCGAGAAATTTCTTCGTTTAAGTAAAGACGCAGCTCAAAACCGTCATCAGCAAAACTAGTAACATACCGACTCAGAAAATCTTTCTGCTCCTGTAACAGCTCCCCATACTTGTTATTAAATTTTTTAATGAAGGAATTATAAGCTAAGTTATCCAAAGGTTTCAGGTCAGCGGGGGGCGCCCAGCTGCGCTTGACGCTCATATTTTCTATAATCACCTGTTCAAATAAAACTTTCTTTTTAATAGCAGTTTTAGGATTAAAAATGGAGCTCACCGAAGCCAGGGCCTTAAAGTTTGGAACGAAGTTCGACCACACTTCTTGGCCTAACCCCTTATTAATGGCAGTTATGATGCGTGATTGAGCATCGAAAATTGCATTTTCATCTAAGCGCTGGTATGCCCTTTTTGTTTCCTCTAATAATCTTTCAGCAATCTTTTGCTGAATGTTCGTTGTTTCTAGAAGGGTCGCATATAACTCTAGTTCCTGGCGCAGAATGGCACCCTTAGAAAAAAATTCTCTGAGAATTCCTACGAGGCGAGCTTTGCGGGAAGGATCCTTCCCAACGATAGTTTTAGTTAACTCGCGTGTAAGAGTTTCATAAATAAATGCAGTATTTCTTTTTTTATTATGCTTCATCCTTCTCAGCCTCTTTTTTCTCTAGTTGTTCTACGAGGCGGCGCACTTTCATTGTGTTTTCGATCATCGTAGTTTCGCTATTATTATAAATAGATTGTTTTTGCTCTTCTAGACCTACCAAAGATTTAAAGTCTATAGCTCCCACTCCTAAATCTTTTGTTTTAATTCGGCCTGGATGCCGCACACGGGACGTACTTAGGGTAGGCGCCTCCGGCAGTGCACTCTTTTGTATGGCTTTACGGGTACCCGCTCGTTTGCGGCCGTCACCGCCGCGACGTTGGACAGTACGATAGCTGCTCTGAGCATAATCATGAATATCGTCTCCTTCCTTCATGTCTTTTCGGCGCCCAGGAGCTTGTAGAAGTGCAGTTTCTGGGGCTTCGCCCGGGGGCATTCCTGCTTCAGCGCCGGGTAACTCGCCTTCGGGCGGAAGGGCCCCTCCGAGATCACCTCCCAATTCGGCCCCGAGCTCTTCTCCGCCTAGGCCGCCTCCCAAAAGTCCTTCTTCGGCACCCTGTTCGGTAACCGTCTCCAGGGCCTGTTGAAATTTACGATCATGAAATGTCTCGCGCTGATTGCGTGCCACCTCATCATCCGACAATCCGAGAATATTATGAGCAATCCAGCGCTTACTGAAGGTGCCTTCCGGAATGGCGTTGGCAACATCAAATTTGGTACGCAAGTACTCTAACTGTTGCAGTTCTGCAAGGCGAGATGGGTTATTCAACGTTAAATCAAAAGATAATAAATCTTCGCCGCGGAAACCTAAAGTATATAAATGTACTATAGCAATTTTCTCGAGCTCGGAAAGAACTGACCGTTGTAACCTCTGAATAGTGCGTGCAAACCTAATGTCCTTTTGGGCCAACGTCGTTTTGTCCTCCGTGTCGCCTTCCAGATTGGTGAGATATGATTGTGGGATCTTGATAGCTGAAAACAACTTGTCTCGCATGTATTTCACATCTTCAATATCGTCTAATGATTTGGCGCCCGGGAGTGACGTAATGTCGGAGCCCACACCACCACGCATCGGTATAAAATAATCTTCCTCAAGAGACAGAGGATTGTATCGAAGATCGACACGGCCGGTAGATGCATCGACCAAAGAGTTCCGTTTCATTTCTGTTTTGACTTTTTCCATATATTGTGGAACATCTTGCGGCGGGATGTTGCCCACATCAATTTTAAATATGCGGCGCTCCGGGGCGCGGACAACTCGATATGCAAGCATGGCATCTTCAAGCAACACAAGCTGACGCCAAATTCGGCGCGCCGGGTCCAATACCGACGTGCCATACGGAGCATGTCGATCGTTTCCTAAAATACGAAAATGAGCAACCTGCCAGTTTTCAAATGTCAGGCCGGCGCCATTCCATTGATATTGTACATAGCTGGGATTGGTTGGGTCTTGACCCTCTAATCGCTCGATCTCGTTATTGGGAAGGCCGACCACTGATGTGACGCCCATTTTTTCATCAACGTCGAGATAAAGAAAAAAGTCGCCATACTTACACATGGATCGCGACCATCCAAATGCATTAAATTCAATATTTAAAACATCATAAAACAGCGACTCTAAAATGGTTTTAATTTCTAAATTCATGCATTTGATATTGACGAGCTTATCATACTCATTTGATGTGGTCATTTCATCCGCATATATATCGAGGGCGGACGCAAGCTCTGGCATGTATTCCATTTGTTCAAAATCAATATATCGTTCCGCGCGATTTTGGTTTTTAAACGCGGCAGACGTATACATGTTATAGTTCTGAGAGAAATTACTATCCGCTCTCTTGAACTCTTGACCGCTCATGGAGCGGAAACGATACCGGTACTTATCTAAATCGCCGCGGCGCTCCTGGCGGCCGAATTGAGCTTTATAGTTAACGAGGGGCCCCGAGAGAAGACGAGTTAGCCTCTTAAAAAGAGGAGCAGCTGGGTTGCGGGGGTTCTGTTCTTTGGCCATTTTCTATCCTTTAATCAATGCAATGTACTGCTCATTATAATCTACTGCCTCAGTAATTCGTTTCGTCTCGGTCGTTATCTGATGGTTGCTCATACCAGGAATAGTAGTTGCAATCTTAGTATCTGAGGTGGAGATAGAGGAGAGAAACTGCTTGCTATACTCCACATTCTTCTGGCTTTCAACGATCACCGTATCTCTCACCCAACATCCTATAGCAAACGACATTACTAAATCATCGTTATAACTGCGCATCGCCTGTGGTCTTCCGTGATTCCAAACAAACGTCTTCATTTCTGAAAGCAAACGATTAGAGTTAATGGTAATTAGTTTGTTTCTCATAAACTCTTCCATCTTCGCCACGATCAAAGGACGCGTCTTTGAAGACGTCGTAAAGCCGGGAACAACATTCGATTGCCACTGGGCTGTAATAGGATCAACATATCGGTGGTCTCCTTTGGAGGAATGATATATATTAGAATACCCTTTATCTAATAATTTTTTAAGGACTGCATAGCCAATATTATTATTTTCTATCACAAGCATTGGATTCCCATATTCATTTGCCACATTATATAATATATCTGCGAAATCATCAGGCGTTGGTTTCCCCACATACTCCGCCACCACTTCCAATGATTCTAGTTCAAAAACATGGAAAGCGCTGTTATCCTGGCCGTCGCCGCGAGCAACGTCGCCCACAACTAAATAAGTCTTTCCGGCATCATATCTTTTCCAGATCCAGTAATTTCTATCAAACCCCGTCCGATACTCCGGCGCCGTAGTTTGCTCAAGATACCACTGAATATCGTCAGGATGGATTACCGTCTCTCCCGAAACATTAAAATTACACTCCAATTCTTGAGCAATTTGGCGTCGCGACATGTTCTTGGTTTCTTTTTCAAACCAATCTTTATGCCGGTCGGGGTGGACGTCCCATAATAAGGTGGTCATATAGAACGCGTTTATGCCCGCTTCGGCCTCTACACAATGTTGGTGGAACCAATTCCCCACTCCATTTGGAGTAGACAACGCGATGCAGCGACCACCCGTCGACAACGTAGGATACAGAGCGGTCCACAACTCAGACAATTTCTCAACGTGTGCAGCCTCGTCGATCACCAACAAAGATAAAGCTTCCGAGCGGCCGGCATCTCCGGAAGTCGAAGACCCTTTAATCTGTGACCCATTCTTGAGCTCGAACGAAGTACGATTATCTACCTCGATGTCGGCTATGCGCATCCAGGGTGGAAGGTGTTTAATAATAGCCTTAACTTTTCTAACTAAATTAGTAGCAGTCTGGAGCTTCGTTGCCACCACAAGAATATTTTTATCACGATGGAAAAGCATGAGCCATGCGATATAGGCAGCCGTAATAGTCGAAATACCTAATTGGCGCGCCTTCAAAATAATATTGAAGCGATAATCTGTAAATGATTCTAGTAACTCTTCCTGATAATCATATGCTTTAAAGGGGATGAGGCCTCGTTGAGGGTGAGATATCCGACAATAATTAGTAGTAAAATAAACGGGGTCTTTGCCCGCCTTAACGATCTCTTTTAGGATCTCTTGTTTAGTGAGGGTGTTCCCCATAACATCTGTTACTTGCCCTTGCGAGTATCATTTTTTGGGCGCTTTCCCTTAGGCCCTAACGATAGCCAATCTTCGATGGCGCCTTTTAAGCGATCTTCATCCGAGCCGGCATTAATACCGTCGACGCCTTTGAGTCCGCCAATACGATAATCGCAATGGGCTTGACAATCAGTCCGATAATTTGAAATTCTTTGTACCAGCACTTTGTGGTCCCCCACCTTAGTGAGCGTGAGAGTATCCCCGGTAATAGCTTTGTACTCCTTCTTTAAGAATTTTACTATTTCTTTAAGATGTCCTGTAATCTCGTCTTCAAACCCCTTGTCTTGCACATCTTTAATTCGTATTTCAGCCTGGTACTTTATTCTCATAATGGGGCCATGAAAAACGACACCGAAGCCATCCATAATGCGTCGATCGTTAATATAATGACCATCTTCGCGCGTTAATCCTGCGCTGCGGGCCTTCCCATCAGCCTGCAAAGATTCTTCGTGAGCGCCGTCCCACCCTGCATTGGCGGCTGCTTGATTGATTCCTTTGATAATGTCGTATACTGTTGCCATGTTATTCTTCCTTGTTAGGTCTCCAACCGGTTGCCCATCTTTCTTCTCGATCCGAGATATATTGTATATAGCACTTCCAACACGCGTCGTACTTATTCATATACAAATCATCACGGGGATGAAAAGAATATTTTTTACAAACAGGACAAGTCCTATTATGATCTCTATTAAGTAGTTTTTTGTTTATTAAAAATCCGTCTTGTTCTACTTTGTCTTGGGTTTCGGCTAATTTGGCAAATTTCTTTTGTTCCTCATGTGATTGAGTAATGTATTCTTTCTCTTTGTCTTCATCCCAAAATCGCTTAGGATTATTAATTGCTTCTGTGCCATATTTTTGTGAGATTGCTTTTTCTAACTTTGCAACATATTCTTGTTTATCTTTGTCCATTAGGGTACACTCGCATTAAATCCGTCGTCTTTTCAAGTAGTAATTTCATAAAATTTCCGTAGAGTAACCAAACATTTCAAAATCTACTTTATATAGTTCAGCGACCTTCTTGCATATAGTCTTATTTTTAAAGAACTTTCTCCATTCTGGTCGTGCAGGGCCCCTATTAAGGTGCACAAGCTCACACTCCAGGTTTGGAAAAAATCTCTGTTTAAAATCTGAGAATTCCTCGGTGAAGTTTTCAAATTTATAAACGTGCTGCGCTGATGGCGCGCCATTCAAGGATATAAACGAATATTGTGGCCGGAAGTGAGTCATTTTCATAGCGGCTGCTAGTCTTGCGTCGCTTTTCATAAATTCGGTAAAAGCTCGTATTGAGGGCTTTCGCAGCTTTTTGCGCTCCCAAGGCCGGGCTGGGAAAGACACGCGGATGGCCTCTCCATTAAGGCCCCCCCCTGGTAGAGCGCTTTCTGGAGCTTGGGAACTATATAAAAACTTCTCCTCATAATAACGATAATAAAATGCTGAGACTAGACGATCATACGGATTTCTCACAAAGCATACAACAGGAAGATTTTCTTGGTAGGTATTGCCAACCCCATCGCTGCCATTATCCACCAATTCTTGTAATGTCAGATGGCCACCACCTGGTGCCTCAGAAGGCGCGCCAATACTATTCTTAATCGATCGGCCGCCGGTTTTTGGAATATGTATAAAAATAAAGTTGTTGTCCATTATGGCGCCACGCTCGCTGTAAAGCCGGAAGTTGCGCTCCAGCCGGGGGTGGTTCCCTCATAGGCGCTTGCGTCTCCTACGCTCATCACATCAGTAACAGTGGTGCCGGTACCGCCATTGTTATCGCCCATTCGCCACCACGACAAGAGGGAACTAGAAAGTGATAAGTCTCCGGGCGTGCCGCTGTTATATATAGCCGTCACATCTGCATCCGATAAAGCCTTAGACCATATGCTCACTTCGTCTAACTTTCCGCGGAACGTCTGATTTCCTCCCGGATTGAATCCGCCGATATTAACAGTAGCCGCGGCCGATGTTCTGAGTCCGCTGTAGCAAGGAACATATACGTGAGCGACTGAGTCGTAACACATAGGGTAGGCGGTACTGCCGTTGTCATAACGGGTTCCATCCATATAATAATACATCGAGTCTCGTCGCGCGTTGCCGCCGGCGCGATTGGAGCCGGCGCCATCAGCAGACCCAGATGGTGCACCATATTTAAGAACCAAATGGTGCCAGCCACTAGAAAGAGCCGACCAATCCTCAGTTGTATCATATATGGCTATATAGTTGGTGCTTGTATCCAGAAGTTTAAAGAACACATACTTCCCGCCGTGAAAGTTCATCTGCCATTCACGGTAGGCGCCGCCGCCGGATGGGCTGGCCTTAGATATAAAAGGAGATGCAACGAAGGTATCCTGCTGAAACCACATACTAATACTAAAAGGACTGTCGCCGCCGGGAGCCGTGATTCCG